CTATTATATTAAATTAAACAATGAAGGAGAAACCCTTAATTGTTCCGTGTCCTTGTAAGAAATATTGATAAAACTTTCTTACAGGATTATACGGAGTTAACGATTTCTGTAACCATGCTTACTGGTATTAACAATCATTTGCTCTACTGCTCTACGAAAATTGGGATCAGTACGATATCTTGGATCACCAATGGCAGCTTTTTGTTCAGCTAAACTCTTGAATACCTGTAAGGATTGAGGAACTTGAGAGGGATTAACCCGATTTGACATAGCCTGAGGTTCCTGAACTCGGGGTTTTGTTTGTGGTTGTGTCTGTTCGTACTCTGCCTTTAGACCCAGGAGAACATTCTTATATGCACCCTTGATCTGTAGCGAACGATTAATAGCGGAAACTTCATCAGCACTCTTGGCTTCTTGAGCCCACTTGAATAGACGCTTAAGGTTGTCGCTCCCGCCCACAACCGATGCAGCATCTTCCCAAGATTGCTTTGCTAATGCTCTACGACCTTGAATCATTTGCTCTATGATTACATCATCAGCACCCATCTTAGCCTGGATCTCCTTACGGGTAGCAGCACTTACGGCACCCGATGAGTCAATTTCCTTGCCCCATCGAAGCCAATCTTCTGCGCTAACCTTAGGTGTAGACCCAGGCTGAGGAGTAGGTGGTGGTGTAATCTTGAGGTCTTCAGGAATGCCTGATAGGTCCTCTACTGGCTCTGGCTGAGCTGGAACAGACTGAGACGAGTCCCCCACATAATTAGGATTGTTCGTCCCGTTTTCATTATACTGCTTCTTTAGGGAAGCAATTTCCTGTCTTGCTTGGGTAAAACCCTTGCGAGCTTGTAACAGACTGTTAAACCAATCCTCTGCCGACTTAAAATTACTGGGAATCTTCTGGCCCTGATCTTGGACATACTTCATAAACATAGCACGTTCATGTGCGTCCTGAGGGTTTTCGGCAGGGGTGGTATTAACTAGCTCTGGCTGAGTCTCTACAGGTTGAGATTGTTCAGCATTGTTTGTATCTAACATTTAAATAACTCTCCTTTAAGATTGTTCGTTACTTGGAACGAGTCTTATTTTTCTTAGTTGGTTTAGGTTTCTTCTTAGTATCTGGACTTGGTCCAGTCCGTGACTTGACATAGTCAAGATCTACTTTACGGTTCTTTGGAACATTGTACATATTACTTCTTCTTTGCCTTCTTGCCAGCTGTCTTCTTCTTTCTGACTGGCTTCTTCTTCTTTACAGGCATTTCTTCCTCTGGCATTTGTGGACCCATTCTGGATTCCATCATGCCGGGGCCTAGTCCGGTTTCCATTGGCATACCCATTGGCATACCTGGCATTCCCATTCCTGACATTCCTCTGTACATAATTACCTCATTTCTTTTTACGGATTAAACTACGACCAGTTAAATGATAATTTAAATCTCTTTGAATAATAGAAGCAAAGTTTAAACCACCCAACCTAACTGTAGTTGAAGTAAGCGAACCACCAACATATTCAATTGGCTTAAGGCTTACAGGGCTTGCGGTATTTCCTGCAATTGCCTGGGTTAGAATTTTCCAATAACCCTTCCAAAGAAGGCAAGAAGCATTTGTAGCTGCGCTACCCCAAGTACCTGAAATACCAGTAGGGTGTACAGTATCAATGGAAGCCCCGCCCGCATAAAAATAATTTGTAGAACCACCAGTTATATCTAGATCCCAACCCTGCTCATTAACTGGACTGTAACCCCCAGCACTTGTTGTAAATGTACCACCTGTAATAAAACCTCTATTAAGGATTTCATCAAAAGATACAAAAGAACAATCAGGATTTGTAGCAACAAAAGAAGTCATTAACTCAGTTAAGCCAGATAACATTGCACTATTTGTAGCAGCTGTACCTGTTCCGGTTGTAAATGGAAGCGTAAAACTAACAAGCAGGGGATTAGTAGAGCATTCTGGGTTTTTTGTACAGGCAATTGCCCAAGCTTCTTTTACTTTTTCATAAAGATTTCGGAGATAATTAAACACATTATTGGCTGTATCCCCAGCATCATTAGTTCCTAACATAATCATTACTGTGTTTGTACCCTCAAACTCAAACCGCTTAGCTAAAGTATTAACAGTTATATCACCGTCAGCTTGTGGACTAAGGTTATCTACTGAGAAAAATAAAGAAGTTGGAGTAGCATTTCCTGAGACTTGTTTTGCAGAATAACCAGCATTACCGTCAACACTAATCTGTAATCCAGTTGTCATTAGTTTATTATGGATTCTAATTACCGGGTTAAACACAATTTTATGCCGATCAGCATCAGTAGTATTAGTAAGAGTAATATCTGTATCAGCGCCATCAACAAGGAAATACCAAGAGGTTGGGCTATTTGCACTAACAGAAGTATTTTTTTGACTGAAGGTTCCAACAGTTACAATATTACTAGAATATTCATCAAATGATTGGAAATTAATTGTTGCGGTAATTGCATTATTTCCATATTTACCCTGATGGAAATATAAAGGAACAAAGAAACCAGCCCACGAAGCTTCATTTTCTCCAGTTGCTACGGTTCCGTTATGAACAATAACACGAACAGTATCTAGTGTTTCGATTTTTCTTGCAACATTTAGTAATAACTTAAACTCTAAAGCATTAGCTACTGGAGTTGCTGATGCTGTAAATGAAGCAAGAGTATTTAAATTACCTGGGGCATGTAAAAATCGCCCATCCACATCATCAAAGTATGTACCAGAGTCTTTCAAATACCCCTGCCAAAGCAAACTACCACCACCAAAAACTCCATTTGTTACTGCACCATAATATCTACCAGTTGTTGTAGCTCCTGTAAAGTTTGTTCTATTAATTGCAGTAAATTTTGAAATTGTAGAACCTTGGTATAGTAAACGTTGGGCTACTAAACTTGATGAAAGGGTTGGAGCTTGAGCTGTATTAATAGTAGTAGCCGTGCTATAGGTTGGAATAGGAGCACTTGGGGGATAATATATTCCAAGACCACCAAAATTAAAAGGAGTCTCACCATGTGTTTCCCACTCTCTAAATAAATGTGGTTGTATTCCTTCGCTAACTCCACTACTTACAAACCCACGCCAAGCATCTGGATTCCATTCTCGATAAAGAGCTTGAAATAAGTGGTTATTACCAGGTTTAATAAGAGAATCGCCAATAATACTTAGATTACAAAACCCACTTTTTACACGTTGAGCAAACTCTTTTAAGTTAAATGAAGCATAAACAAGTGTATTGTTAGCTGCATTAGAAAATCCATTATCGTGAAAAAAGGCTGTGGGGTAATTATAGTTAATATCGTCAAAACAATAATCGTCTGCAACAACACTAGATGCTTTAATAAGTGTAAATACTTGATTACCAGGATCACCAATACTGGGAATCTGATTATTAGTAAAGTTTATTCCACTTGGGTTTAGCAAGGTTTGGAAAGATATTGGTGTAAATCTTGTTACGGTAGAATTAGTAAAGTCTTTATATATACCACTTGCAATAGCTAGGGCTTGTTCTTTAGAAATAATAGGCATTATTTATTCTCCATTATGAAAAGGAAGCGTTTGGTGAAATCTTATAAAAGGCAACTTCATTGGCAAATGCTGAATTATCTTGACGAGAAATAGTCGGTGTATGGCCTCTAGTCCACAAACCAATAACTTCTCCAGTTGGTACGACACATTCAAGCCCACCCACAAGAATATGGGTATGGGTGTGATCTTTATTTGTAGTAGACCCAAATGCAAAATGTGTAGTTCCATTTGGTACGGTTGCACTACCAGCATTAGCTATTGTTTGATAACCGAGTGGAATTAAAATACCATTAATTGGAATCATCGTTTACCTCCGCAGCCGCATGACATCTTGGGCTTCTTCTTAGTACCTTTTTTCTTTGCCATTATTTTTTTCCTTTCTTTTTAGATTCCCAAGATACAGGCTTAGAACTTTTCTTTGCCTTTACTCCCTTGGATGTACATTGTGCTTTGGTTGGTCGGCAAGCGGGATAAGAGCCACCGGACTTGGCAGACTTTCGACCACATGGTCCGCCCGTCTTACAGTTTACCCAGCCCTTACCATTGTTCCGCTTGAACCAACCATGCAAGCCTTCCTTCTTTTCTAAGGAGAAGTCAGCCATTACTTCATACCCTTCTTCATCGACATCTTCTTACCAGTCTTCTTTGCTTCGGTCTTGGCCATAGCCTTGCCCTTAGCTGTGTATGGAAATGATTTCTTACCTACCTTTGGCATTTGAACGCCCTCCTTTCTTGGTCTTGTTGCCCCAGTTCTTGGCCCCTACCTTACGGCATTTGACCATAGAACCCGAGGCGTAAGCACTAGGCTTACCACCATATGCCTTCATAACTTTATTGTAACATGCGTCTTTTGGCATAGATTCTAATTCCTAGGTTATTTGAACCCCTTAAGGGTCTTTGCAAGGTTGCATTGACGCTTGGTTCTGGTTGACAGTTTACCACCCTTGCAGTACTGTGTGATTGATTCACCAGCAGCCTTGGCTTTCTTAGTTAAAGCGCCAGGTCTTTTGATGGCTCCCTTGATCCAATTCTTTTTACTTGCCATTATCTCTCCTTAACGAATCTGTGGTTGTAATCTTAGGGAAAAGAAATCAATCTTAATATCCCTAGCAGTTGTTGTAGTTGGGATAACTTGGAAACCTATGTTAAATAAATCCCCTGCTTGTAAAGCTGTAGTTAATACAGTTTCAACCCCATCATCAACAGTAAACCCTACATCGGTACTATTTATTCTTCTGATCTTAAACTTATGCCAATTTAAATCGTAAGTCCATTGCTGTACCGTAGATACAGGTAAGCTAGACCTAATGGCAACTGGAGTATAAAATGCATTAGAATTGGTTCTTTGAAAGTATAAACCAGTAACAGGAGCTAATGCCCCCACATCAACAAATAAACCAAATCGTATAATATGATCTGCATTTGTGGCTACACCGCAAACTATAAAAGTAGCTTGATCAAACTGATCCCATCTAAATAAACCGGTAGTTGTGGCTTGACCTAAATACATACTAGCTACTTGATTAGCTGTAGTACCTGATCTCCTAAGAGTTATTCCTGGATGATTGGCTTCAGCATTGGCAGTTTGAATAGAACCGTTTGTAAAGTTCCATTTAGCTTCACCAGTTTCGCCTGTTTCATTGGATTGTGCAATAAAATCATCGCGTATTACTGGATAAGTAAGTTCTGATATTTTATCATCATAATACCCAAGAATATCTGTTAATGTATGGGTATGGCTTGTAGGGGCTTTATCAGCTGTTAAAGTTGAAATTGTTGTCTCAGCTGTTCCAAGTCTAGAAGCAATACTAGCTGGATTAGCAACATCGGTTATATCAACCACTTGTTTTGCTAAGCTGCTTGGAATTGTTACATCTAGATTATAATTCAATAAGTTCTTTGTTTCATTGGAATATGAAGACAAAGACTCTAGGTTCTTTTGGAGTTGGGCAACAGAAGTCCTGAGGTCTGATTTAATTGTGTTGTCTGAGGCTGAGGTAGCAGCAGCTTCTCTTGCAGCCAGTCTCCTAGCCAACGCGCTCTGCTTAAGGTCACTCATCCCTTACACTTTCGACCCTTAGGGCAAGATGCCTTGGAGCCTCCAGGACCAGCCCAGAGATTCTTACAGGCCCAATACTTAGCCGACAGTTTGTTGGTAGCGCCAGCACAATTGTGTCTAGCCTTAAAGGACTTACGGGCTTCTGGACTATAGTTATGGCCATACCCCTTGGCTCCAAAGTGGACAATCTTTTCTTGACCATTGGCACAAGCCTTGACCATTTTCTTTTTACCTGGTGAGGTAGATGGTCTTGGTTTATTGCATGGCATGGAATCTTTACTTGGTCTCTTAGCCATTTGGCATTCCTCCCCCTAGTAATTGCATAGCCTGTTGGCTGATTTCTGGTGGGATGTTTGCACCACCAGTATTTAGAATATCTTGCTGAGCAGCACCACCAACGGCATTTGCCGCAGACTGAGCAAACATCTTTTGCATTTCCATTTGTTGCTGGGCCTTGGCCATTTCCATCTTTTCCTTCTTGATTTCTTCGGCACTACGGACCCAATTGTTAGCATCAAAACCCATAGCGGTAATCAAGGATCTAGCATAGGCTTCCCATTTGAAAGAAGAAGCAGCTTCTGGTGGTAGGTTGCGAACCATTTCACCCATTTGCAATAGCTTGGTAATATCCGACTCTCGGCTTAGGGCTTGGAGACCAGTAAGGATTTCGATATTAAGAATACCATTGTCGGCATCAAATTGTTGAGCCATACGCTGGTCAATTTCATTATTCTCAATCATTAGGTAGATTGTTCTTTGGATAATTGGAATCATAAAGTCTCTGGCAATGGCAGAGAAGGTACCACCTAGGATTGTTTCTAGCTCATTACCTACGGCTCGGACGGCTGTAGCCGTGACCCGGTCACCTGTAGGCATGGCGGCAGTCTGTAATAGGAAGCCTTGGCCGACTTCCTTTCTCATTGACTCAACGGCTGAGGTTGAGACCTGTAGTTGTGGGTTCATGGTTTCGCTGGGGGATATGGTAAACACATCTGACTTCCTAGCAGCAACCCATTGACCATTCTGTGCTACAGAAAGATCATCAATCTCGGTAATGCCAGCTGGATCTACACCCATAAAGAATGTAGACCCAGCGGCCATACCTTGAATCAGGGCTCGACTATAGGATTCCAAGGTACGGATATCTGAATAGATATCTTCTACATGGGATCGACCATAGTCTTCTCCTGCAATACTGGCCCATCTTAGTATAACATATGGAAGGACATTATAAAAGCCAGTATCAATTATCTTACCATCAAGTTCTTTATCTACTTGCCAGATGTCATCATCGTTCTTAAAGACACGAATATAGACAGTCTTGTATCCTGATTGGTGTTCCTCACCAGAAATAAAGTCATAGCTATTGGCTGGTTCTTCATTACTTGGTGAGATAAACTCAAGGTAGATAAACTCTTTGATGCTTCCGTTTACATCACGGCGAACCACAAACTGATCAAGACGAATGACTCGGAAAGAATAATCATTTTCCATGACAACAAGAACATCACCAATAACAATAAGATGTTGCATAGCTAGGTATGACATCTCTCTTAGATTATTAGAGATCAGTTTACGATAAACTTGAAAGGAAAGTTTATTGAGGTATTCTGAAATCTCTGGAGTGGGTTCTCTACCATTCTTAAGACCAAAGCTAAAGAATGGTGTGTCATTCAGTGGAATAAGAACACTGAGGATCTTACTTGCTAGGGATGTTACTCCTCTTGATTGAATAGAAGAGTAAGTTTGGATGAGGTTATCCTCTCCAGTCATAGATTCAAATGGTAGCAAAGTTGGTACGGTTAATGCAGAGCAAGCCCTAGCCTTGTTGAGCTTGGTATCTCGCTTTGCATCCAGTACCATCCAACGATCCTTGATTGTTCTTTCCGAGTTCATTGTCTCTCCTTATTCTGGCCTATCTGTTTGTTCGTAATCAGGACGTTCAATGGTTGGCATGTCTAGATTAAAACCACCGCCAAAGTCACTAGAGTCTTCCTGCGAAGTCTGACCAGTCATTTCTCTAAATAGAGAAGCTTCTCGTCTTTCTTCTGTTACTCTAGTCTGTTCCTTTTCAGTAGCCATTGATTGGCGTCTAGCAAGTTCGGATTGGCGTTCCCGCTCCCGCTCTTGGCGAAGACGATCTTCAGCTTCTTGTTGAAACTTTAGTTGCATCTTCATTTGACGATTCATCATTTGCTCTTGTTGTCGCATCATTGCTGCTTGGTCTACTTGTGGAGCACCTCCACCGCCTCCCATTCCCATTTAGTCCTTCCTTTCTTGAACCTCAGCTAGGTGTTTGATCTTGAGCATTAGTTCTATCTGACCCGCCTTGAATCCCCGGTCGTAGTCCTTTAGCTTTAAGTCGCTTGGGTTCAGTTGAATTGTCTTTTCCAGAAACTGGATCAGTTCCCGGGATATTCGTAGATTCTCTTTCATGTGAACTCACGTTATCGTTAATGTATTTTAAAGTTAGAGAAAGATCGGGGTCATTAATCAAACCCTTCTTCCATCTCATCATCAATAGATTTAGTCGATTCATTCTTGGCCACCAAAATATTAAGTTGGAATTGCTTGTCCTCTGGAGTAATCTTATTCTCCTTGAGAAGAAGCTGGAGATTGTCAAGAAATATACTCACCATTGCTGTATTATTAAACCCGACATCAAGGGATGCTTGGTTTAGCTGTACCAGTTTAACTGTTTCGGCTAACGCCTGATCCATATCATATTCGGATTCAACAAACATCTTTGGCATAGTACACTCCTTACGTTAGTTCACATCCACCAGCTGTACAAGCAAGGGCATGCGAAGTCTTAGTTCCATCCTCTGTCTCATATTGAGACAACAAGGACCAATCAACAAACTCTGGCATCTTACTCGCAAGTTCATTATACTTCTCTTCTGAGATAGCTTCGAATGGTGTATGCTCATAGGTGTTGTTGTCCTTAGGTAGGAATGAAACACCTGAAACCATTGCCCAATGCTTCCATAACCAACCACCGATATGAAGGAAATCTTCATCCAAGTAGTTAACGGTTACGCTTGGCTTGTGATCGCAATACCATAACTGATATGCCAGCCAAAGATTAAGGTGACCAATTGCATTGATCTGATCTTCGGTAATACCAAAGTCTGCCTTGATTGGGAACTCAAATACAACCATTGTTTCTGGCTTGTAGAAGAATGGTTGCCAAGGAATGCCAGCATCCTTCATAAACTGGGTCATGGGTGCAGTAGCATCCATTTGCATACGGCGAATATAGAACTTGCTAAACCGAGGGTGAAGACCAGAAGCAGTACCAGCAACACAGCTAGTGGTCCCTTCTGGCTTGATGCAAGTAATAGACTTAGAATGGTTAATCCCAAGATAATCTGACCATTTCTCATTGATCTTTCGTGCAACAAATCTCAAAGCCTCTAATAGTTTCTGTAGTTCTCCCGGACCATGACCACCATTGGTAAGATTATTATCAAAGATACCAGTCATGGATACACCAAGCAGTCGCTCTTCTTCACAATTATCCTTGAATGTTTGGTTACCATTCTTAGCAAAGTATGTAAAGTTAGTAAGGGCTGATTGCAGGGTACCAAGGATGGTAGCATATCTAATCTTATCAATTAGTTGTGGTGCCTGGTCTTCAGGTCGTACAGCAATAGTACTTAGGTTACAGAATTGATTTGGTCGTAAGATAATTTCCGAACAAGGATTTGTTCCGTACTCAATGTCTGGATTTCTTCCGGACTTAGCTGCAATCTTTTGCATGGCTTCTCTGTTACAAATACCTCGCTCTCCTGATCTACTATTATATAGCGAAGACCATTCTGACATGAAACTACCCATGTCTGGCTTGCTGGTATAGACAGCGGAGTTGTTTGCAAGAGATCGGTGGATGTCTTTCTCCCACCAGGGGCCACTCTTGGCATGAGCCATTTCATAATCCGAGAGATCTGATAACGAAATGAGAGCCGAACGACGAACGCCACCAGATATAATTGAATCTGCAATTTGGCAAACAAGATCATGTACCTCAATTGGCTTAAGTTGACGGCCTTGAGCATTGTGGAATACCTTGGCAGTAAACTTAATAAGCTTAATAAACGGTTCTGGACCAGAAGCACGACCACCAAAAGTCTTAAGGCGGGCACCAGCTGGCCGTAAATTACTTACGTCAACGTTAAAATGCTTACCATTATATAGGTTTGTCACAAAACTCTTATAAGCCTCGGCCCATCCTTCCCGTGAATCTTCTACAAGAATAGAATCATTGATTCTTGAAATAGTTGGGACGCTTGGAAGTTTAGAGATATTAGACTTCTCAACCGAGAACCCAACACCAGTACCGCAAGCAAGGGTATACAGGATATTAGATAGATCTTCTACCCCTTGGATGGCAATGTAGCAGCAGTTGTAAGCAGCCACATCATCCTTATCTAGGGCAGGACCAGCCGTCATAAGGGCTCGCATAGAGCCAAAGACTTGGCGATCCTTCATGGCTTGACGTACTTGGCCAAGCTCTTTCATCTCATCTAATGGCAGAATCTTGGCAAGATCAAGCCGCTTGATAAGATAATCAAAGTATCTATCTACGGCCTCATCCCATGATTCCCGTCTATTCTCATCTGGTAGCCAGCGACAATACTTATCAACGGCTACAAAGTCTTCAAAGATCTTACTCATGTTCTATTGTTCCTCTCTCTAA